CGACGGCGATGGCTTCGTCCTGCTTCGCGTCGCTCCACTGGCGGGCGAGTTCGTCGAGCTCGTTCAAGCTGCACCCCCGATCTTGCGAATGACCGCGCCGAGGTCGGGCGCTTCCCAGGCGTCGAGCCGACCGCTGCGGTCCTTCGCCGTCCAGAGGCCGTCTGGCGCGCACATGAGGGCGCGCTGCGGGTTGCCGTCGGCGTCCTTTTCGACGCGCAGTGCGAGCACCTCGTCGAAGAAGTACGGCAGCGCCTGCCCGGTCTTGTTGCCCGGCATTGACGGGGCGTAGCTAACGCGACCCATCTCGTCGGCGGACTTCTCGAGCTTCGCCGACATGTAGACGTTGCGGGGCAGGTCGCGGAAGGCCCTAATCAAGTCGGTCATCTGCTCCTGCATGGAGCCGTAGGCCTGCCGGGGGTCTTTGGCGACCTTCTTCTCATGGTTCAGCACGACCTCGGCGATCTCCGAGATCGAGTCGATCGCGACGGACTCGAAGCCGCGCGCCTCGTCCGAGTCGGTGAGCCACGCGAACGCCTCGTGGAGCTCCTTCATCGTGCCGACCTCGACGTAGGGCAAGTCCTCGCCGACGAGCGAGAGGAGCCCGGCCTCGGCCGAGATGATGATCGGGTTCGGTAGCGTGCGGATGAGTGTGGTCTTCCCCGCCCCGGCAGCACCGAAGACGAGGAGCTTGACGCCGTTCGCGTGCGCGCTCGACGTGCGTTTGATTGAGATGGCCATGGTGTCCTTCTCCGACGGTCGGCTGATTCCGGTTGTCGGGGTGCGCAGGCGGGGCATCGAGCCCCGCTTCTCCCTCATGGGCTGCGCTGATACGTCACTCCGCAAACGCGGGCGCAAAGACCGTGGCCAATTTCGCCAACCATTCGTTGTTGGCGGCACGAATCGCAAACACGTCAAGCTCCATGCGATCCCAAATGGTTGCGCACTTTTCGGACGCATACTCGAGTTCCTCTTGCGCCTCTTGCACCTCACGCGCCAGCTTCAGTCCCGCGGGGCCTGCGGCCAGCATCTGCGCCTCAAGGCTCTCGATGCGATCAGAAGCGTTTGCCGCGACGCAGGCCCAGTGAATTTCGCTCCAGGAAAGATCCTTGAGGTCAATCTTGCTCGTCTTCATGTTCGTCTCGTTCTTCGCCTCGGTCGGGTGATTCCGTTTGGGCGATGAAGACACCCTACGTCATGCAGCACGAACGCGCAACGAAAAAACGCATCGGTGCGCTTTTTCTTTTTTCTTGCGCTTCGTTTTCGCGCGCTGGTACGATGTTCGAGCCATGCTCACACTCGAACAGATTCGCACCGCACTTGCCGACCGGCGGCTGAACGTCGTCGCGAAGGCAACGGGGATCCACGTCACGACGATCGCGCGCATCCGCGACGGAAGCACGCTCGACCCGAAAAGTTCCGTTCTCGTCGCGCTGTCGACGTACCTCGAGGCCCGCAAGTGACGCGCCTCGAAGCCGCGCTCGCCTACGCCTCGTGGGGCTGGCCGGTGCTGCCCATCGTGCCGAACGGGAAGCTCCCGGCGACGGCGCACGGCGTGCACGACGCGACGACGGACGAAGCGACCATTCGCAAGTGGTTCGATGGGCGCGACGACCTCAACATCGGCATCGCCGCTGGAGCTCGAAGCGGCCTCGTCGTCTTCGACATCGACCCGCGCAACGGTGGTGACGACTCCTTCGCGGCGTGGGTCAAGACGCACGGCGAGCTCGAGGCCGGGGCGCTTCAGCTCACCGCAGGCGGTGGGCAGCACTTCCTTGCCGCGCACGACCCGTCGATCCGCTCGTGCAAGCTCGTCGACGGCGTCGACCTGCTCGCCGACGGGCGATATTTCCTCGCGTACCCGTCGACGATCGAGGGACGCGCGTACCGGTGGGAAGTGTCGAGCGACCCGTTCGACGGGGTGGCGCCTGCTTCCGTTCCGCCCGAGTGGCTCTCGGCCATCGGCGAGCTCCAGCGCGGAAAGACGAAACGGGCGCTCGTCGCCGGTGCGTCGTTCATCACCGGCAACCGGAACGACGGGCTCGCTGCTCTCGCCGGTGCGATGCGTCACCACGGGATGACGGCGCCCGAGATTCACGCCGCGCTCGCCGTCGTCAACGAGCAGCGTTGCGAGATGCCGCTCCCGGCCTCGGAGGTGCGCCAGATCGCCGAGTCCATCAGCCGCTACGACTTCGCGCACGACACGGCGGCGAATGCCGCGATGGCCGACATCGTCGTCGAGGGGCTCTTCGAACAGGAGACGGCGCAAGCCTGGCTCATCCCCGCCGACGACTTCGCCTCGAAGCCCGCCCCGATCTCCTGGCTCGTCAAGGGCTGGTGGCAAGCGGACGCGCTCATCATGGTGCACGGCCCCTCCGGCGGCGGGAAAACGTTCGCCGTGCTCGACTGGGCGCTTCGCATGGCGGCGGGGCTCGAAGACTGGAACGGTTGCAAAGTCCGCCCCGGCCCCGTCGTCTACCTCGCCGGGGAGGGGCACCACGGGCTTCGGGGGCGCGTCGCCGCCTGGAAGCAGCACCACGGCGTCCGGTCGCTGCGCATGTGGCTCTCGAAGGCCGGGTGCGATCTTGACACGCCGGAGGGCTACCAGCGCGTCGCGCTCGCGATTCGCGAGCTCCCCGAGCGCCCTGGCGTCATCATCGTCGACACCCTGCACCGGTTCCTCTCCGGCGACGAGAACAGCTCGCAGGACGCCCGGCGGATGCTCGACGCCTGCGCTCGGCTCATGGGCGAGTTCGGGTGCTCCGTCGTGCTCGTGCACCACACCGGCGTCAACGAAGAGGCGCAACACCGGGCGCGCGGGTCGTCCGCTTGGCGAGGGGCGCTCGACATCGAGATCTCCGTCGTCCCAGGGAAGGATGGCGGCCCGCTTCAGATCGTGCAGCGCAAGAGCAAGGACGCCGAGCTTGCGGCGCCCGTCTTCGCGCAGCTTCTCTCGGTGCAGATCGAGGGCTGGTTCGACGAGGACGGGGTCGCCGTCACGTCCGCCGTGTTGACGGCGGCGGAAGGTGAAGTCACACCAAAGGCAAAGCGCCCGAGCAAGGTCGACGAAGCGCGGCAGAAGTTCGAACGCGCCTGGGCCTTCGGTGGGATGGAGATGCGGGGCGACCGCCCCTACGTCAGCCGCTCCGCGATGAAGACGTGGATGGTCGAGAACTGCGACTTCACCGAGCGCACGGTGCGGAATCAGCTCAACCCGAGTCGAGACGACGGGCTCATCTCGAAGCTCATCGCCGCCGGGTGCATCACCGCACACGAGCACGGGTGGATCGTTGCCGACGACCTGATGATGGTTGCCGGTATGGTTGAGAAGCTGAAGCGTTGACCCTGTTGACCCTGAGTGACCCTGAGTGACCCTAGGGTCAACAGGGGGCAAAGGCGTCGTGCATGACCCTCCCTGACCCTCCCTCCCTAATGGGAGGGTCAAAAGGGTCAACGATGCAGGCGAGAGTCGGGACCATTTGACGCACCAACGTTGCGCAGCGCGTTGGAGATACGAAGAAAGAAAACCTAGCCAAGTAGTTGCACGCCGCTCAATCGTTCTCTATAACGAACGTCAGCGGCGGAAACCGCCGAGAACTGAGAGGGCAACATGATTCGAATTCGTGGAAACTACGCAACAATCGCCGATATCCGCAACCTCCTCGCCGTCGTCACCGACCCCGAGCTCCGCGCGCTCCTCGAAGCGTGCCTTCGGATGCGGGGTGTGGCGTGACGCCCCTGGCGACCCTCCTGCCCCCGCCACGCCCCGGCCTCATCCGGCAGGCCATCGTCTACGCGGTGTCGGTCACGCTCACCTTCGCCGCGTTCGGCGTCTTCTTCGGCGTGCTCGCCGGGATGGGTGCGCCGTGAAGCCATTGCTGCGCCCCAGAGGCCGCAAGGGAGGCTTTGACGACGCTGCCTTGGCCCGACTAGCCCTCGTCGTCAAAACGGCGTCCTTGGGCCATTCTCGCGCGACCACGGCGGTGGTCCAAGCCGCACTCGGGTGGGGCAGGTCGACGACGCACAAGGCGCTGGTCGAAGCCGTTCGGCGTGGACTCGTCGAGCGCGTTGGACGGACGAAAGGGGCGTGGTATCGAATCCCTGCGCCCACCGCGCCGACCCTGACGTCAGGAGAGACATGAAGACCGAGACTTGGCCGCTCGAGCGGCTCATCGACTACGCGCGCAACCCGCGCAAGAACGACCACGCCGTCGACCGGGTGGCCGCTGCCATCAAGGAGTTCGGCTTCCGCGTTCCCATCGTCGCGAAGAGCGACGGGCTCGTCGTCGACGGGCACCTCCGGCTTAAGGCCGCGCGTAAACTCGGGCTCGCCGAAGTTCCGGTCGTCCTCGCCGACGACCTCACCGACGCGCAGGTGAAGGCGTTCCGCATCTCGGTCAACCGCATGGCCGAGCTCGCCGAGTGGGACTCCGAGCTTCTCGCCCTCGAGCTCGGGGAGCTGGGCGAGCTTGGGTTCGACTTGGATCTGACGGGGTTTGACGGCGACAAGCTCGCCGCGCTGACGCCCGAGGTGCTGCCCGAGGGCAAGACCGACCCCGACGAGGTGCCCGAGGCCCCGCCGACGCCGCGCTCCGTGCTCGGTGACGTGTGGCTGCTGGGCAAGCATCGGGTGATGTGCGGGGACTCGACCAGCGTGGATGCGGTGGGGGCGCTGATGGCGGGCGAGAAGGCCGACATGGTGTTCACCGATCCGCCGTATGGCGTTGACTACGATGGAATCAACAACGACAGCCGCGATGGCCTCGCTGACCTTTTGCGTCAATGCTTCGCGAACTATGTGATTTCAGCAAAGCCCGGCGCTCCGGTTTACGTTTTTCATTCCGACAGGTGCGCAGACATCTTTCACGACGCGTTCCGTCAGCACTTCCACTTCAGCAGCATGTGCATTTGGGTCAAGCCTGCACTTGTACTGTCTCAAACAGACTATCAAAGCCGCCATGAGCCTTGCATGTATGGTTGGGTGGAGGGTGAAGCGCACAAGTGGAATTCAGATCGCAAGCAGACCTCTGTTTGGGAGTTTGGCAAGGAAAGTGTTCAGGGCCACACCACGCCAAAACCAGTCGATTTGGTCGCTTATGCCGTCGGGAACAGCAGCAAAAGCGGAGACACGGTGCTCGACCTCTTCGGCGGCTCCGGCTCGACGCTCATCGCCTGCGAAAAGACAGGCCGCATCGCCCGCCTGATGGAGCTCGACCCGCGCTACGTCGACGTGATCGTGAAGCGCTGGCAGGAGTTCACGGGCAAGCAGGCGACGCGCGAATCGGACGGTAAGCTCTTCGACGAGGTGACGTGATGGCCAACGGCAAAGCAGGACGCCCCACGAAGAATCTCACCGACGCGCAACGTGCAGAGGTCGAGACGCTCGCTGCCGTGCTCTCGACCGAGCAAATGGCGGGGTACTTCGGCATGTCGCACGACACGTTCACGGCCATCTGCGAGCGCGAGCCCGAAGTTTTTCGTGCCTACAAAAGGGGAAAGTCGAAAGCGATTGGCAAGGTCGCGCAAGGGCTCATTCAAAAAGCACTCGCAGGCGACACGACTTCGGCCATCTTCTTCCTGAAAACGCAGGGCCGGTGGAGCGAGACGCAGAAGCTCGAGCACTCCGGCCCGGACGGCTCGCCGCTCTTCGCGCGCATCGAAAGGGTCATCGTCGATGGCAGCCGCAAAGACGACGCTGAAGATTGAGACGCCGCGCTGGTTCGCGCCGCTGCTGAAGCCTGCGCGCTACAAGGGCGCGTACGGCGGTCGCGGCTCGGGCAAGTCACACGCCTTCGCCGAGGCGCTCGTCGAGGCGCACATCATCGACCCGAACCGTTCGACCGTCTGCGTGCGCGAAGTCCAGAAGAGCCTCAATCAATCGGTCAAGCGCCTCATCGAAGCGAAGATCGAAGCGCTCGGCGCGTCGGCGTACTTCGAGATTCAGGAGTCCGTCATCAAGGCAAGACACGGGCAAGGGCGCATCATCTTTCAGGGGATGCAGAATCACACCGCCGACTCGATCAAGTCGCTCGAAGGCTACGATTGCGCATGGGTCGAGGAGGCGCAGTCGCTCTCGCAACGCTCGCTCGACCTGCTTCGCCCGACGATTCGCAAGCCCGGCTCCGAGCTCTGGTTCACCTGGAACCCGCGCGCGGAGACGGACCCAATCGACGCGCTCCTACGCGCTGACCGCGTGCCGCCTGACGCGAAGGTGGTGCGTGTAAACCACACCGACAACCCCTGGTTCCCCGCCGTGCTACGCGCCGAGCTCGAGTACGACCGCAAGCGCGACCCCGACAAGTACCGCCACGTCTGGGAGGGCGAGTACTTGCGCAACTCCGAGCGGCGCGTCTTTCGCAACTGGCGCGTCGAGGAGTTCGAAGCGCCCGCTGACGCCGTGCACCGCTACGGCGCCGACTGGGGCTTCGCCGTCGACCCGACGGTGCTCGTGCGCTGCCACATCGTCGGGCGCACGCTCTACGTCGACCACGAGGCGTACATGGTCGGGTGCGAGATCGCCGACACGCCAGATCTCTTCGCGACGGTGCCCGGCTCCGAGCGCTGGCCGATTGTCGCCGACTCGGCGCGGCCCGAGACGATCTCCCACCTTCGCCGCAACGGCTACCCGAAGATCATGGCAGCGGTGAAGGGGCCGCGCAGTCTCGAAGAGGGCGTTGAGTGGCTTCGCTCGCACGACATCGTCGTCCACCCGCGCTGCGTGCACCTCATCGACGAGCTCACGCTGTACAGCTACAAGGCGGACCCGCTGACGGGCGCAGTGCTCCCGGTGCTCGAAGACCGCGATAACCACGTCATCGACGCGCTTCGGTACGCCTGCGAATCGGCGCGCAGGACCGCCGCGCAGAAGCCCGCCGCCGCGGTGAACGTCGCTCCCATGGCGCACGCTTGGCGTCGGTGATACCGTCGCCGCCATGGCCGAAAGCAAGACCGAGCGCCTCGCGCGAGTCCACGAAGACGCGCTCCTCCAGTTCGACGAGATTCAATCGGCGCTCCAGGACGAGCGGCGCCAGTGTCTCGAGGACCGACGCTTCGCGACGATCGCGGGTGCGCAGTGGGAAGGCCCGTTGCAACGGCAGTTTGAGAACAAGCCGCGTCTCGAGGTAAACAAGGTCGCGATCGCGGTGAAGCGCATCGTCTCCGAGTACCGCGCGAACCGCATCACGGTCGACTTCGTGCCGAAGGACGGCGAGAACGACAAGCTCGCCGACCTCTGCGATAGCCTCTACCGCGCCGACGAGGACGAATCAGTTGCCGATGAAGCCTACGACAACGCCTTCGAGGAGGCGGTGCTCGGAGGCATCGGCGCGTGGCGCCTTCGCGCAGCGCTCGAAGACGAGCTCGACCCCGAGAACGACAAGCAGCGCATCCGCATCGAGCCGATCTTCGACGCGGAC